GTCCCTATCCAAATTTAGTTGACAATATGCGAGCAGCAAGGAAAAAGAAATGAAAATTTTGTTTAGTTTAGAACATACGGTAGCAAGCGATATTTTAAATATCCTACGCAGACTTCCTTTTCAGCCACACTTCATGGTGGACTTTGAAGCTCAATTAGAAAAGATGGTTGCCGACCCTATTGAAGCTGCTCCTGCCGCAGAATCTGCCGTAAGCGCAGCTCCTGTTGCTGCTACTGTTGCTCCTGTTGCTGATGCTCCTGCTGCTCCGGTTGTTGCCGATCCTGAGAGCAAATAATGGCTACTAAAAACTGGATTGCTGGCGCTATTAAAAAGCCTGGTGCTCTACGCAAAGAATTAGGTGCTAAGGAAGGCAAGCCTATTCCTGCAAAGAAACTTGCAGCAGCCGCTAAGAAGCCCGGTGTAATTGGTAAACGAGCAAGATTGGCAGAAACGCTTAAAGGCATGAAGAAGTAATGACAACATCTAGCACGGACGCATTTAATCTACAGCTAACTGAGTTAGTGGAAGAAGCCTTCGAGAGATGTGGGCATGAGATGCGTTCGGGCTATGATTTGCGTACAGCCCGTAGAAGTTTGAACTTGTTAACTATTGAATGGGCAAACCGCGGTATTAACCTGTGGACTATTGAGCAAGGTCAAATACCTATCAATATAAACGGCGGTCAAATTAGTTATGCTTTGCCAGTAGATACGATTGATCTTTTGGATCACGTTGTACGTACAGGATCCGGACAAAACCAAACCGACATTAATATTACACGGATTGCAGAACCAACTTACTCTACCATTCCAAACAAGAACTCATACGGCAGACCTATTCAAGTATGGATAGATAGGCAGACTGGCAACACAAATGCCGCTGCTTCTACAACGATTACATCTAGCATTAGCTCTACGGATACAACGATTTCTGTACTTAACCCAGTTGGATTACCATCTCAGGGATATATTCAGATTGATAGTGAAATCATTCTTTATCAAAACATAAGTGGAAACCAATTGTTAAATTGCTATCGCGGTCAAGCAAATACAGTTGCGGTTTCACATACTGCTCCAGCTACGGTTACTCGTGTATTCTTACCAAACATCAATATCTGGCCTACTGGTAATTCTGGAACTCAGTACACGTTTATATACTGGCGTTTACGCCGGTTGCAAGATGCTGGTACTGGTATCAATACATCTGATATACCGTTTCGCCTTATCAATGCTTTGGTCGCTGGTCTGGCTTATTATCTTTCTGCAAAGCTTCCAAACGTGGATCCTCAGAGAATAATGATGCTAAAGGCAGATTACGAGCAACAATGGGACTTGGCTTCTTCGGAAGATCGTGAAAAGGCTGCGATCCGTTTTGTGCCACGTATGTTATTTTATTGAGGTAGATTATGCCCAGTAAATTTGCATCTGGTAAATATGCAATTGCAGAATGCGACAGATGTGGTCAAAGATATAAATTAAAAGAACTTAAAAAACAAGTTCTTAAAACAAAGTTGTATAGTATTAAAGTATGTAAAACTTGTTGGGATCCAGACCAACCACAGTTACAATTGGGTATGTATCCGGTCAATGACCCACAAGCAATACGTGAGCCTCGCCCAGATACAAGCTATTATGCTTCAGGTTCCACAGGATTGTATACTTCTAATGTAGCAAGTAATAGTATAAATAATGCAGGATATCCATCAGATGGTAGTAGGCAGTTTCAGTGGGGATGGAATCCAGTAGGCGGTGCAAGTTCATTTGATAGTGTCCTTACACCAAACGACTTAATTTTAAATATAGCAATTGGTACAGTGTCAATTACTACCACGTAGGAGTAAATAATGGGTTACAGAAGCGCAGCAGATGGAATTACCAAATCCGGAAAAACCAAGGGAAAGAACCTGGGTGACGATGGAAAGAAGATTGGTATTGAAGGCGGCAAAGGTAATAAGGGCGCATCGTCCGTTACCGGAGAAGCCATGAAAAAAATGGGTCGCAATTTGGCTCGTGCAATGAATCAAAAGTGAGCTAATCATGGCTAAAGAAATTAAACCTACCAAGAAAGACAGCCCAGCTATTAAGACTGGCAAGGCTCGTTTTAATAAACCTGCCGATGACTATGCTCCTCCGCATACCATGTCCGGTAAAAAAGTTACGGGTGAAATCCCTAAAGTTCCATACGCACATGAAAAAGCTGCCTTGCAAGTTGGCGTAGCCGATCCTGTTCCTAATGGCGTTAGCTATGGTATGGGCGAGATGAAGAAGGGTGGCGTTGAAACTCGTGGTAATGGTGCGGCTACTAAAGGTCGTAAGGCATACGGTCCACTGGCGTAATTAAATGAACTATATCCAATTACAACAAGCTATTCAGGATTACGCAGAGAATACAGAATCTTTGTTTGTCCAGAATATTCCTACGTTTATCATGGAAGCTGAAGATCGTATATACAACACGGTTCAGTTGCCTTCGTTGCGTAAGAATGTAGTTGGTACAATGACCGCTAATAATCAGTATCTATCTTTACCTAATGATTGGCTGTCGGCATATTCTTTAGCTGTAATTGATAGCTCTGGTAATTACACGTACTTACTTAACAAAGATGTTAACTTTATTCGTGAAGCATTTCCTACCGCTTCTTACACGGGCGCACCGCAATACTACGGCTTGTTTGGCTCACAATCTAGTAATACCAATGAGCTTTCAGTCATTCTTGGCCCCACCCCAGATCAAAGCTATAACGTAGAACTACATTACTTCTACTACCCAGCAACAATTGTGCAGGGCATGATTACGGGTACAGCAACTTCGTTTACTCCCGGTTCAGGATATACAAGCGGTATATATACCCAAGTGCCTCTAACAGGTGGCAACGGATACAATGCCCAAGCTACGATTGTTATTACGGGCGGAGTAGTTACAGGTTTTACTATTACTAGCGGCGGTACGTTATATGTTGTTGGTGACTCATTAAGCTTTAGTGCATCAGCTATCGGTGCTGGATCAGGTACAGGTTTTGCCATTTCAGTAACAGCTATATCTAACGCTACCGGAACGAGCTGGTTAGGGGATAACTATGACCCTGCGCTTTTCTACGGCGCTATGCGTGAAGCAATGTTATTTATGAAACAAGAGCAAGACTTGGTTACTTACTATGAACAAAAGTATCAAGAAGCTATTGCTCAGTTGAAACGCCTTGGTGATGGGCTTGAGCGTGGTGATGCTTACCGTGACGGTCAGACAAAGATTAGGGTTACAACATGATCGTCCAAACTTCCTGTACTGGTTTTGCCCAGAATCTTCTTAAAGGCGTTGAAAACTTTAACACCGGTTCGCCATACACCTACAAGATTGCTTTGTATAACGCTAATGCCAGTTTAGACAACACGACCACGGCATATAGTTCAGCTAATGAAGTAGTAGGTACAGGTTACACGGCTGGCGGTAAAGCATTAACCCCTACTACAATTAGTGTTGACAATACCAATAACGTCAGTTATGTATCGTTTAATAATGCAGTTTGGACTCCTGCTAGCTTCACTTGTAGAGGCGCGTTAGTTTACAATAGCACTACCGGCGCGGCTTGTTTCGTTTTAAATTTTGGCTCGGATAAGACTTGTACAAGTAGTTTTACCGTTACATTCCCAGCGGCAACCTCATCTACCGCAATTCTTCGCATTATGTAAGGAAATATTATGAATATTGAGAAATCAAACTTTGGCGATACTTGCGATGCCGTGCTGGTCAAGAACGCTTCTTTTGTAGAATCCGTTGGCATGGAAGGTCACTTCGTGGCTAAGTGCTATGATAAAGATGGTAACCTGAAATGGGAAGACACCATTGACAACCTAGTGGTTGCAGTCGGTAAACAGTTGATGCTTGACACGCTGTTGGCTGGTAGCTCCTACACCGCTACGGTATACATGGGTTTGGTTTCTGGTGCTTCGTCCCCGACCTATGCTGCAACGGATACACAGGCTAGTCACTCAGGTTGGTTAGAGTCAGGCAATGCTAACGCTCCTACCTATTCTGGTACACGGGCTTTGGTATCGTTTAGCTCGGCTACCTCGACAGGATCAACGCCATCGAACGTAACTACCAAGTCAACAAGTGCAGCTTTGACCTTTACCTTTACCGGTGCTGGTACGGTTGCAGGATGTTTTATTAACATCAACGGTTCCTCGTCAATTGATAACACCACGGGTACTTTGTACAGCGCAGGCTCATTTACTGGCGGCAACCGCACGGTAGCTTCTAGCGATCAGTTAAGCGTTTCGTACTCGACGACTGCTACTTCGTAAGGAGGCGTTATGGTAACTTTAGACAACGGGATGCTGGCGATTCAGTTCAGCATTACCAAAAACGGTTACACCTATAACGATGCGATTGTTGGCAATCCTGATTACATTAACGCTTTAACGCCTGATGAAATCACGACCATACAGAACCAGCGTTTTGATAATTGGTACAAAATCATTACGACCCCTTCTGAGCCATATGTCCCCCCTGTAGGTGCAGAACCCCTGCCCGGAGATGTACCTCCAGCAGTTTAAACGGAGTAGTGAATGGCAACGTATTACTGGGTAGGTGGTTCAGGTAACTGGGATTCCACTGCTACACACTGGTCATTAACTTCTGGCGGTGCTGGCGGTGCTGGTGTCCCTACGGCTGCTGACTCATTGATATTTAACGCCGCATCAAATGCTACAGGCTACACGGTAACTATAACGCCTGATGCCATATTTACTGCGTCTATTTCAGGTACAACCTTAACGGTCACGGCTGTAGCAAGTGGCACTATTGCTGTTGGTCAGCGTATAAACGCATTTGGTATTGACCCAAGTTTAACCATCACTGCATTAGGTACAGGTTCAGGCGGCACAGGAACGTACACGATCAGCGCATCAGCTTCGGCTAACTCACAAACATTCAACGCAAATTGTCCTATTTGCAACACAATATCTGTTGCTGCTCCTGCTTCGGGGGCTGTTGCTTTTGCAGGTAGTGCTTATTGGCATATACAAGGCGGCTTTGCCCTACCGGCTACCAATTGCACAATAGACGGTAATCTAGGTATTATTTTTAATACAAATAGGGCGGTTAACTTTGCCACTAACGGGGTTCAGCTCGGCACTATTCAATTATGGGGTTATGCCGGAACACCGACTTTAAACTTTAGTACCGCTGCAAGCATTGTTGCTATCTATATGTATAGCATGGGGTTTACAACCAACAACTACACTTTAACTTCTTGGCTTGTATCATCCCAATCATCAAATGCTAATATCAGTGTTTCGCTAGGCTCATCCACTGTTAACATGATTAACAACAGTGGTTTCAATTTAACCGCCGGAAATACTTTAAACGCTGGTACATCAACAATAAATTTTGCTGGAGGCACACCTAGTGTAGGCGGCACAGGAACCAGCCCGGTTTTTACTTATTACAACGTCAGCTTTAACAATACAACAACATCTATAGTAACCGTTAACGGTTCAAATACATTTAATAATTTTTCAGTAGCAACGGTAACATCTGCTAACGGTATTTCGTATTTATATTTTACCGGTAACCAAACAATAAACGGAACCTTGACTATATCAGGTGCTTCCTATAACCAACGACTTCAAGTTTACGATGGACCTTCAGCAACATCATTACTTAGCACAAACGTAACATTAACTGTTAACGCAGTATCATCTCTATCGTATATTGATTTTGGTGGTATTACAGTAGCGGGTGCTTCTTCTCCTTGGTCGGGTACAAGTATTGGTGACCTACAAGGCAATATAAATATAACAACTACCCCATCAAAAATTGTTTATTGGTATGCCCCCAATGCTACTGGTCAA